GGGGTCTCACCAGACGGGGACTTGTCATCCCCATCTGAATGCTCCTGAAAGGAGCGTTCTTTGCTTATTACAGTCATAGCCCCACCAAGGATAACCGTCAGGAAAACCTTCACGGTTGTCCGGCGTGCGCGCTACCGCCACCACCTCCCTTTCCCGAATCTCCTTTAAACGGGAGAGACAGGTTCGGATGGTGGCCTTCATCGGGTTCACAGATGGCCACAAGGCTACTAGATCGGCCCAATGCGGCCGCGGATTTCGAGCTTTTAAGCTCAAAGTTTGCGGACCCAACATTAGGGTTAGATTCTTCGCCTGAAATGCAGCCATCTGCTCCACGAGCTCGGGGGACTTACACTCCAGGGAAACCCAATTAGGATTCTTCTCGAGATATGAGTTAAAAGACTCTACACTCCAGAAGACCTTAAAGTGCTCCTTGAAGGAAGCCCTCGCCTCGTTAAGAGCAAGAGCCCGCCAAGCATCTCCCAACGTCTCACGAAGGGCGGTACCCATAAGGAAACCGTCCGACGCTACGGCGTGATGAGAGAGGTAGACAGCAATCGCACGTCTGACAAATCTGGGTGCCAACCTCGTTAATGGAGTGTCCAGACCCCTAGGTAAGGGGAAACCCAGCCCCCCGAACTCAATCGGGAGGTAAGGGTAAAACCCAAACTTTCGGGCGGGCCGCTCTATTTCCCAAAGTGTCTTAAAGACCGCATATAAACGGTCAATTGAGGCACCCTGGGACAATAGAGATCGGGTAACAAACCCGATTGAAAGCCCATCTGGCATTCCCTCTTTAACGCCGCTTTCAACCCTAACGTGGTCCGTCGAAGGCTCTACCATCCCCCTAAGGGGTAGTAGGTCTAGGACAACCAGACGTAAGAGTCTGGGCAAGCGTTCGGCGAGGAGAGTATGCATTAACGGGGAAGGCTCCGGTCCGTAATCCTTTTCATCCCGTTCAACGCTGAAAGTTAGTTCAACGAAAACGCCCCCATACAAGGAATGGAAGTGTTTGCCTTCCGAAAAGGCAGCACCACATTGCTTCGCAAGTGACTCATAGCGCTCAATGACCCCCAAGGGCCAGACAGCAGCTAAGTCGTCACCGCAGATAACAAATGGGCACCTAACCGAACGACAGAACGGAAGCTTATGGTACTCCCTTATGGCCTCTGTACACCAGAACAGCTGTGTCAAACACAGTATGCTCCAGGTCAGGGGTAACCCCATAAGGATACCACAAGTCTGCTGAACGATCTCACCATCCGGGTATCGGACAAGAGCATCGCCCACAGAAAGGCGAGCTGCATTGTCCAGCCAAGATGGCCAGACCCCCGCATCAATCAGTCCCTCGAGGATGGCAATTGCCAACTCACGGGGGATCCGATCAGACGCGGCCTTGAGATCAGCAGAAAGGATACGGCTGAAGGGTCCGCTACAGCTGCCGATATTCTCAATACCGACCTTAGTCTCCGCAAGGAGTACCGGTCGAATACTGGGATCACGGCGGATGCCACGGAACAGGTGTACTCTGGCAACATTGCAGAGAGACACCAGACAAGCTGGTGACTTCGTTACAATCCGACATTTCCACCCACGCTCCGGGACGACCTCCACGCCATGGAGGACGTTTTCTAGAGATGAGAGTTCGGTTAACAAACGTTCCCTTAGGTTCGTTTGGGATTTAACGTAGTCCCATTCCATAAGCATCACTGTGGCAGGCCTTTCTGGCTCATCCACTGGTGGGGAGGTTGTCATCCATTCGGATAACACACCTGAGAGACCCCCATTACGCCGGGATCTCTCGAGGCATGCTGAAGAGGACATACCAATCTCCACGACAGGACCACGGCGACGACAAAATCGCCGGGCCCACCGTGAAGAAAAGGTACGGGCCCTTTCCGCCAATCCAGGCGGGAGGGACACCTTGGCTGTCAAGTTCTTCCTATGCTCCAAAAGCGCCAGGTCGCGCACTTTTGTGTCACCTCGCGGCAGCGACCTACCTAGGTAGGCCAACTGCAACCAAGAAGCATTGTCGGAACAAAACCAGCCAAACCACTTCAACCATGGTTGAGGTCGGGCAGGAAGGTTGCTCACCTGAAGCCCAAAGGCCCTGGCAAATCGGGATAGATCCTTAAGTTCGGAACAAACGTTCCCAACGCCGGACCTAGCCGACTGCCAGAGAATCCTTTGGATCAGGAGTTGCAACCGGAAAGCATCCTGCCTCTCCTCGACAACCTCCAGATTGAATCTAGCTGGACGCTTACGTATCGCAGAATAGACTGCGAGGACTGACCGGACTAAAGACCGGATCAGCTCCCAGTGTTCCTGAACATAACGTAAGTCCTGGCTAGAGAACTTTCTAGCTATGACTAAACAGCGGCCCGAGGTGCCGGCTCCGAAGAGTCCAAACAACTCGGAGGGACGATGCCTCGAACGACTACCGCAGAAAAGTGGAATCGGTGACCAACACCGAGCTTTCCGCTGTCTGTCATTCATTGACA